CCATTGGAACGTGGGCGATGATAGACAAATACGCACGTCTGCATGCAGCGAACAACCGCTCTAGGGCCTTAGAGTTGATGTTGATGGAGTGGCAGCGCTGGGATGAGATGATCCGAGAAGGAAAGAAAGAAGCCAGGGGTGATTGAATGGTTCGTATCAGCATGCAGATGGCATGTGATTGTGGTGATACCCCTCAGCCAATGGACATTCTAGTCGATGGAGTAGGTGGACCGATGATGTGGGATGGAATGGGTAGCAATCCCGGCAGGCGGTACGTGTGGCAGTGCATCACGTGCGATCATGTAGTCTGTCTCAACCTCAACTTGTTGGATGGTGATGAGGAATGACTATCTGTCAAAAGTTTCTCGCCCACACCCGCTGGCGTCGGAGATGCAATACGAAGATGGTCTTCAGCCTGGAGCGGCGAATTTGGTATTGCCCTGAGTGCGGAAACTCGGTACGCGTACCCAGAGAACAGCAATCCCTGAACGAATACACACGATAGTCCTAGACTAGCGTTCACGTTCTGAAGAATCCATAGGCTGGTCCCCAGAATGGCCCAAGGACGAACTCGGTCGCTGCTTCCTTGGCTTTTTCTTTTAGTGACTGTTCGGATTTTCTCTTCATACTGATTGCACTCTGCTCGACCACGGAAGGACCGATGACCTCGGTCCAAGCCTCTTTGGTGAGGATGCCGACGTCGCCCCCTGGCGTCATGACATCGAGGAAGAGGTCCGCTCCTTCCTTTCCGTAGAGTTTGTCGGACACAACATAACCCACACCCAGGCCCACCCCATATCCAACCGCAGCACCAACGACAACTTGCCCGGGCGTGGTCTTTGCCAGGGCACCTATCGCTCTAGCCTGATGTCCGAAGTATCCAGAACCGGCCACCTCCGCACCCCATCCCCACGCTCCCCTGGCAATGAACTTCGTTAAGGGCCATCCTCCCAGGTGGAACATATAGCCCGAAATGAAAAGCAGTGTTGAACCCTGAGTCCATTTATTCCAAATGAGCCCGTAGACAAACGAGGGAGCGCTCATTCAATCCACCGTCGCCTGCACGACATAGGATCGGCGAAGGCGCTCGATGTAGCGGAGGTCAGTCTCCTTGGCTATCAGTGCAGGCACGACGACTGCAGTCGGTGGTGACCGTATCTCATTCCCTGGCTCTGCAGTCAATGCCGAGGTGATGTGTATTGCTCGACAGATGTACAACTTCTGTCCAGCTGTCGCACTCCCCGCTCCCCAGGACGATGAACGGGTTTGGTTCGGGAGGAATGGTATCAGTTGAGCGGGAGGTGGAGAGTATGGTGCAAACTGGAAAGACCTGGCATTCCCGTAATGGATGTCTTCGAGTTCGTAGGCATCACCGACTCTGATAACACCGAACGAAGATTCCCCACCCATGAGGCCGGGCGGAATCCAGTTCCCGCTTGCAGGCACGACTCCACTGAATGTACTCGAGGTGATTGACTCTTGACAGATGATGTCCCATACCTGCATCGCTCCTTGAGGGTTTGTCGTGCTGACGTTCCAATCACATCCCTCTTGGAACATCGGGTTCACGGTGAAGAGTGTCTCTTGTTGTTCCACGATCCCCGAGAGGTCGAAGTAACTTCGCCATACTGCCCAGTAGGTTGGATCACCGATGGAATCTTCGGCGGTGATGAGTTGCCACCCACCCCCACCTACGGTGAAGGATGATCCATCGACGGCGATGACAACAGGTGGAATGAACTGCCGGAGCAGACGCTCTTTGACTGTCTCTTTAGCCATTCACTTCTTCCTCCTGGCTAATCGGTGGGCCTTCTTCGCCAACCTAGCGAAGGATGTTCGAGGATGAGCCCTCTTCAACTTCTTGAATGCCTTGGCATATCGCTTGTTGTACGCGCTCGCCTTACGCTTGACTTTCTTCACACGCTTGGGAGTGACTAGCGGTTCCATGTAGGCTCTCCTCGCTGTCGATCGAGTTTCTCCCTTGGTGGTCCCATGAGAACCTAGAGCCTCGCCGCAGTTCGGACAGAAGTTAGCCAGGCTAACCACCTCAATTATCGCTAGCGGTACTCTGTATTGCGATTGCGATCCAATCCTTTTGAGATAATTTGACTATGCGGCACTTGATTCTCACTGTGCAGAAATCAACTACGTTCCCGGTTGAGTTGCCATCAATGCCGGCCACGACATAAAGCGAGTCATTCACCACAAGCCTTGATTCATCCAGTTTGCCGAAGGTGTCAGGGTAGAAGTCAGAGGCATGAGTGGCGATGTTGTTCGAGAAGTCGATGGACAAGGTTCCTGAAGCAATCAGGTTGTTGTCATCTGCTCGAACGAACACTGTGCCAGGGTTCAAATCTGACAGCTGCATTCCCAGGGAACCATTGGCGGCCACCAATCCCTGAGGGTCAGAACCATAGTCGGAACTCGCCTGCCAGATGAAATCGACCTGCTCGATGGCAATCGCTTGCTGATCACCCACGTCAACGTATGCACCTAGATCAATCGTGCCCTGGGCACGGTCGCCCGTCGCGCTCGCGGCAGGGAGTTGCACTACTTCAGTCAGCCAGAACGATCCGGTCTTGCTCGTTGCCATGCGCGTACGCGGGTGACGACGGTATATAATCTATAGATTCGGGCGAAAATGGGCCCTTGGGTCCATTCTGCGCCCTATCTTCTTGTCCGAACACGTTGTGCCAACGCCCAGCACCCGCAAACTGAGACTACACGCAAGCCGCAACGTGCAGCGTAAGGAAGCCATGGGTTACTTAATCTGGACCCCTGTGCATCTAGTGTAGTAGTATTCTTATAGGGATATCCAGTCACCGTGCATATGGGCAAAGGGAGAAGCAACCGGGCTGTCATGGCCAATCAGGGAGCGTTCACCAATATCTGTGCACGCATACCCATTGGAACGTGGGCGATGATAG